AACACTATCCCAATCCTATTTTGAAGAACGGTGTTGTCGTTCCCTCAATCAAGAGACATATGGAAATTGCATTCGATCTTCTCGAATTTTTCCAGCCAGTTAGTGCTCCCAAACAACAGATTACTCCTGTTTCCATAATTTCCCCTGCTGTCGTTGCTCTTGATTTAGTGGACAAACAGAAGTTCATTCCTGAACCTCTTCCTGCTGTTGTGCAACCTGGTTTTGCTCAATTCGCCCCTTATGAGCATCTTGGAAAGAAGAAAAATGAAACGCTCCGCCAATCTTTTATCGACGGCTCTATTTCAAATTCCAATGATTCTCGCATGCCCAAGCATGTTTCAAAGCTAGGTTTTAGTACCTGGCCTAAGATTTCAACATACCCCATCGTTTCCTACGATAAATGCCCATTTCATACACACAGTGGCCATTTTGGCATATGCACAACTTGCGCTCACAATGCTAAAGTTGTTGAAACTCTACCTCAATTCCATTACGGAATCTGGAAAAATCGTGCGCAATACCTGCGCCATCTTTTCCCGAAATCCCCTGATTCCAAATTCGTTGAGTGGATGGTCAATAAGAAACCATACCACACTCTTCCCAATGGTTTCAAACCTTCTCCTCAACGTAAGGATTTCTCGCTTCCCAAGACCGAGGAACCTAAAACTACTCATGCACAACGTCGTGCTTCCGAGTGGTCTGCCCAACGCTTTCGTATCTCTACTGACCCCATGGCCCAGAATGCTCTGGATCTTGCAGCCTCACAGCTTGCTGGACTCCAGAACCGTTGGCCATCAGGTCTCACTAAGAGAGAAGAAGTGGTCCGAGTCGGTTTTGGATCATCTGATCCTCCCGAACTGAACAATTCTGATGATGACGAAACTCTCCACCCACAAGGTGGTAGTTTTTCCCAAGATGTTGGTCGAGCCTTTCAAACAGTGCTCGACTTTTGTCTTGGCAACAAGATCGGTCTGATTGTTACCGCAATTGTTATTGCTACCTTGCTGACTGCTGTCACCGCTTGGATTTTATCCATCGAGACCGTTACTGTTTTCGGTACGGTCCTGAAAGTGATTTTCTCCATTCTCGCATTCTCCGCCGCGTTCTCCGCTTGGGCTACGGTTGTCTCATCAATCATAGCTCCTTTCGAGAATCTTACTCGTTCCCCGTATTCGCCCATCTTCGCTGAAGGCCCCACAGTCTCTTTTGAAGATGATATCCTTGAAACACAGAACAATGATCTTGCTAAGACGATTGCCAAAGCAGCTTCCGAGGCCACTGGCGCCATTGGTGCCTTCGCTACTGGTGCCAAAGACGTTCTACGCGTCTCTGTGGACTCCATCCACCAGCTAGGAACTATCTTGCGCGACCTCAAAGTCATACATGAAGTGTTTCTCCCTGTTGGTGAATGGATCTATGGCACTTTGTATCAACTCATTACGAAGAAGCCCTGGATACCATCCCGCCACAAACTCGTTCAAGAGAAACTCTATCCACTCATTGATAAGATGACTGAACTCGATAAATACTCAAACCTCGAGCAAGCAGTCTCATTCGATGCTACCATACGATCGGATATTCTCAAGCTCGATACAGATCTCATCGATCTAGAGAAAGAGATGCTTCTTGAGAAGATGCCCCCTCGTTTCACAGCTCCCATAACAGGTTTGCGCGCCAAGATCAACATCATGAAGATGAAGATCTTTGACGTTGACAAGGTTGCAAAAGTTCGCGCCCAACCCCCTTGGCTCAATCTTCACGGTGAGTCAAGGGCCGGAAAGTCGCAACTCTCTAGTCGAATCAAATCAGACATCTGGAATAATCTCAAGTTTGTTCTAGGTGATAATGCTCCCAAAACCCCATATGGTCCTGCCCACGTGTTCTCCTGTAAACTAAACAAAAATGGCTTTAAGGAAGGATACACCTCTCAGTTCTTTTATGAGTGGGACGACATGTTCCAAATAAAAGAACCACTCCAACGAACTGAACAAGCTTTAGATGCTATCTATGCCGTTAATGTCGCTCCCTATGCGATGAACATGGCTTTTGATCAGAAAGGAAAAGTCTATTGCGTCTCCAAGTTCTTTGTTTCCACTAGAAATGGTCCGATCATTCCCACTGGTTTCCAACTTGAAGATGTGAAAGCTCTACTTAATCGGATAACTTTCAACGTCCATGTTGAAGCGGCTGAAGGCCGTAAGGTCTGTCCTCCCGATGACCCCGACTATGAGAAAGGTTGGAAACTCACATTGCAAGATGCGTATGGGCACAATATCAAGGAGATCTCTTATAGAGAACTCCTTTTGTTGTGCCTCACCGCCCTTCGCGATGCTGAGAACTCCATTCCTCATGCTTTGCCCGCTACCAATAAGCTCGATGATCTTCCCGATATGACTGCATTATACCGTGACGTTCAGAACTCTACCAAAATCAGTTCTCAGAAACCCCTCCCTTCGAGAGAATCTACCACTGGCCATCCTGGCCATATTCTCAACACGCAAGGTGGTGTTTTCTCAAGCTCTGAAGAAGATGTCGAACTTTATGCTCGTTCCATTCGCTATAACTTTGAAAACGACAATTTCTTGACTTCCAATCAAGATGCCAAGCACATGCTCAAAGATCTGCGTGATTTCGCTAAGATGATCAATGCCCCTTCTGATATCATGACGAAACTCAACGCTTTCGATTCTGCACTCAACGCTTACGTCCGATCAATAACCCCCTTGTCCCATGAGAGCTCGCCATCTCGTGTTCCTTCCATTAACCCCAAGACTGAGACTTTGCGACTCATGAATCCCTGGAACCGTAAGGCTCCTGATGAGTTGTGGCCCAGTTACCTCCGCGTCTTTAATGACTTAGAGGCTCTGGCGCTTATTTATCTCATTGAGAAGGATATACCGTGGTACGATCGTGTTGCCGCTTTTTTTATTAAAATTGGTCACAACATTTCCACCGCTATCGCTCGCAAACTCTACTCATTCACACTCGATTCTGCCAAATCTGCTATCGTCGATTTTGTTGCCCACCACAAGTTGGCAATAATTCTTTCAGCTGCTGGTGTTCTCGCAGCGATCGTGGGTGCAATCGGTCTCTACCATTTGCTCTCGCGTTCCCCGCTCGATACCCAGTCGAAGAAAGACTACGATGATCAGAGGCAAGAACGCGCTCGCGAACTTGCTGACAAATATGACGAAGCTAATCACAATCGGAAAGGAAAGTTTAGTGAAAACACTCTTGAACCACATCCAATGCATGGTCAAGTTTCAAATGCTGACGCTGACTTTCTTCGTTGCCTCTCAGGCAATATGTTTTCCTGTCGCTTTGGTCCTCCAGGATCATTGCTTGGACAACATTGTCAAGTCACATTTGTTTCCTCTCGCTTTGCTGTTATGTCTCTACATGCAAAACTCGCTATGGAAGAAATGATGAGTGATGGACAAAATCTTATCGGAGAAATCCATTCAAAAGATTCCTCCGGACATGAAATCCGTTACCCATTTTCTCCCTCAAAACTCATCTTCGATCGCATCCCATGCACCGAAGCTTGTGTTGTTGCTTTTCCCATGCAAATTCCTGAATTTCGTATGTTTGAGCAGCACTTCCAAAGTGGTGTTTTCTTTGATAATCCCGACAACCACATTCAGACGGATCTGAATCTCACCTATAAGACCATCGATGGCTACACCGTGACTCAAACTGTGCGTCAAGCTAAATTCGACTCCCACAATTTCAAGAACGGTAAAGCCGGAGTTGCTTTTGGTAAAGCGTACTATTGGGGTCATGAAACTGAAACCCCCGATGGTTCCTCTGGAGGTGTACTCTGGTCTTCAAACCCCAGACTCGCCCGCCGCTGCATTGGAATCCATTCTGGAACTTCTAAAAATCTTTCGTATGATACCGCCGTTTCTGCCGAGGCCATTCAAGCCTCAGTGTCTCGACTCAAATTGCGAATCAACACTCCAGTGAACGTCGATGTCGTCTCTCACGATGTCGCGCTCGCTGGTCAGTGCGCTACGATTGCTAACCAACAGTTCCCGATTGGAAGAGTTGTGTCCGGAAACAAGTTGCCCAACAAGAATCCCTCACATCCTTCCATTATAGCCCCCTACCTTCGCGAACTTGGTTATTTTCCAGTTCGTTTGCCCATTATTCCTCGTCCCTTTGTTCCTTCAAAGGTGAAGGAACACTATGTGCAGAGCGGAATCCTTCGTGCTGATGATCCCACTCCTGCCGTTGCTGACGAAATCTCTCCTTTGAGACTTTCCGAAGCAAAGCTTGGGCAACCAGCACCTATGATACCCCTCTCACTTCTTTCTGAGACCAATCATCAAACGGATTTGTATCCCTACAAATACTATGTAATCCCCAGTCTCGAATCATGCGTCCACGGAAACACGGCCCTTAAGATCGACCGAATGGATATGACAACTTCTGTTGGCTATCCCTATTCAGTTACTCCCGGCTGTACTACTCGTGAATCCGTGTTTGCCCTCCAAAAAGATCCACTCAAGAGAACTCAGTTCTCAGAGTGGCATCCTAGGGTGCAAGAAGATTTAATCAAAAGGTTGGAGTGTTACAAGAACAAGAAACTTTTTGTTCCGATTTACACAAATTCCCTTAAGATTGAACCACGCACGATTGATCGTGTATTGGCCGGAAAAGTCAGGCGCTTCTACGCGTCCGACGTGGTTACTTTAGCCACATCCCGTCTCTTTTTGCATTCCTATTGGAAGGCAATGTATCCCCTTAACACCTCTGAAATCCTTATCGGAGTGAATGCTCATTCTTCCGAGTGGGGTGAACTGGCGCGATTTATTTTTCGCCATCCTAACCTCATGTTCTTGGACGCCGAGAATTGGGACCTCAAGATTCCCTACACTCTGGTGGCCCATGAAGCCCAAAGACTTTCAGAAGTCCTCCAACACGTTGAATTCGTTGTTCAAGAGGATCGACTCAAAGATTGGACTAAGGAACAACTCATTCACGCTATCCACAATCAGCGTATGACTTCAACCCATGCCCAAGACCTACAGGAGTCTACCCTCACTGAAACAGCCCAATCTGTTCGTTCTGGCGCCGATGCCACTTCTTCTAATAATAGTGTGCTAGGCCGCCGAATGTTCAGAGCTTGCGTCTACTGCTATATTCGCGAAAACAAGATCGAGACTTATGGAATCAGACCTATAGATTTCATAGTTGAGAATACTACTTTCGCTGCGTATGGTGACGACCAAGCTGTTGGCGTTTCGGATTTGCTCAAAGGATTTGATCGCGTGCAGTACGCTTCATACATGCTGCGCCTGTTCAACATCACAATGACTATGCCCGATAAGAGTCCACTTCGCCCAGGATTCTCTCCCATAAGCGATGCTGTGTTGCTCAAACGCTCCTTCGTTGTCCGCGGAGGTTATACTTATGCTCCGCTAGAGCGTGCAATTATCGAAGATATGTTACATTGGTGTTCTGATAAAAAGAACGCCACTGCTAATCTCATTTCCACCGTACGCTCCGCACAACAGGAAGCCGTTCATCATGGCCGCGATTACTTTAACTAGATAATTAAAGTTATCACGATCGCCATGCACAAGGCTGGTCTTTCCGCTTCGTGGACCTCTATTGATTTTGAAGTCCACGACGCGATGCTCCGGCGCTCGTAATAGCGCCATTATGGGCCTTAGGAGGCCCCGTCCGAGAAGACGTTAAACTCCTGTCCAGGTGGGGACTGAAACCACCATAGTGGGAGAGGCCGCGTTCAGATGCCCATAATTTTCTAACCTGTCTCCATTTTGGGCATACTGCCTACCTCTCCTTCTCGTTCTGATGTAAATTCCAGAACAAAAACAAAGACTGGTGCTCCACGATGCGTATAGCCCTGCCATCGTGCGTAAGAACAAGTGCTGCTATAAATCAAAATTCAAATGCTGATCTATTGTCCCAGAATGAGCCAGTTCGCACAACTACTGCGCTCACCACATTCTCCGAAGTTGCGCCCGAAGTGGTTAAGAAAGCAACCAACCCATTGTCTATCACCAAACCACTCTCAAACCCCTATATGAGCCAGGATATGCAGAATGTGTTGTCCCGAAAATATAAAATTGCAGACTTCGCATGGACCAAAGACTCAGTCCAGAGAGGCCTTCTCGGGGAGATTAATCTTCCACATGATCTCCTCGTTATACCAAACATTATTGACAAACTCACTGGTTTTCGCTGGCTCCGCGCCGACGTTGACCTTGAGTTTCGCCTCAACACAACCCCAATGCATATTGGAGCCCTCATGATCTCTTGGCTCCCGTCCACTGTTACCACTTCGGAACAATATGATGCTTCTGCTGTCAACATGCTCCAGAGATCCTTCAACGACCCCATTGTCATATCCGCTTCTTCCCTTAACGCAGTCACCATGACTGTTCCTCGACACAATTTGAGGATGATGGACGAGACCGATGACGAAGGTCTCGGGGACATAGCCACTATCACAATTGATGTCCTCAACGCTCTCACTGTCGTGGGAGATCCGACTACCACTGCCCCGTGTGTGTTGTCGGTCTTCGCCTCGTTCAAGAACCCAGAGGTTGCTGGATATGGTTATGTTCCTTTGGCTTCTGCAGCCCGTATAAAGCGTATGATCAAGGAGAAGACCCTCAAAGGTCAATCCTCTTCCGCCGCTATCCCGAGAGTTGATCCCGTCGCTCTCGAAGCAAAAGAGAAGTCCGCATCCGGAACCATTTCATCTGTTCTGGATGCGGCCTCCACATATGCCCCGTTGCTGGCGGCCACTCCCTTCGCCGAATTTGTACCATTTGTCGAACAGGGAGCTTCCATTCTTTCCTCGTTTGCGAAGAGTGTCGGTTATGCCAAACCTGCCACCCAAGCGACAACCGACATTGCCCTGCTCGACTCGTTCCGCGATATCAATCACGGGAATGGATTGGCCAACGCCTCAAAGTTATCCATTCACCCCGACGCAAAACTCGCAAGCACCGACATATGCAATTTCAAAGATTGGACCATCGCTGAACTGATCCAAAGACCATGTTTGCTCGACCAATTCTTCATGGATGATAACACCGCTATTGACACCCCAGTGTGGGATACTCTTGTCTCGCCTGGTTTGTCGCCTTATCAGGATGAAGTCCTCAGTATTTCCACAAAGAGATGCTACATTCCCAGCTACATGGCTTTCATCTCCCAATTCTTCAAATTTTGGAGAGGTGGAGTGAAGTTCTACTTTCAATTCATTGGAAGTCCTTTTGTCACCACACGTGTCCGGATCTCCCATTTCCCCGCCGAGACTCTTCCTTCTTCTATTGAAGAGTACGCTGGAGATATTGTGTCTACGATCTTGGACATTCGTGGTGACACGAACTACACTTGCACCGTCCCCTTCATGGGACCCGATCCCTACAACCCGGTCCCCGGATATTACAGCCCGGAGGACGCGTACCAGAATATTCCTACGTTCTATCGGTTCTCAAAGTTGGTGCTCTCTCTTGTCAATCCCTTGGTGCAACCCACGTCAGGAAACGGTATCATTTACTGTAATGTATGGGTTTCTGCTGCTGAAGATATGACATTCCTTGTTCCCCTTGGCTGGAACCGTGTTCTGACCGCTTATGAACACGCAAATCCTTCCGCTGTCCCCAGCGATAAAGTCGAGGAAACCGAGCTTGAAACCCAGTCAATTCGTACCACGTTTTCGACTCCCTTCCCAACACTCGCCCCCGGGATTGCCACAATGGAAGCAGGTTTGGTTTCCACCGAACATGTTACTACGGTCAAGCAGCTTTGCATGCGCTTTGGTCGAATCTCCCCTCCTGGCATATACTGGATCCACACCGATCTGTCGTCTTACACCAACGACTCCATCCCCGACCCGGTTGGTCTCTTTGCTCTCATGTTCAGGTTCTGGCGCGGTGGTCTTAGATTCAAAATTAGACCGCCGAAACCAGTCGCTGTAGCTTCAACTACAGTAAAGCCCGACAA